TCCAATTAGTAGTACAGCTAAAATACTAGATAGTGAAGAAATTAGTATTTCCAAACCATATGCATAAACTTCAATATCCTCTTTTTCTTTAATTATCGAATTAACATAAAAAAACTGTGCTATTCTTTTTCCCAAACGATTTAACATCTTTAATCAGTCCCTTGATGTTTGATTTGGTCAAAGTATAGCACATATTTTTTTGATTTCTTTGGTTATGTAATAAACCCATTATAAAATTGTAACTTTTACAGTTCTAAACATTATTCAAAATAAACATAAGAACAAATGTATCATCTATATGTTCAAGTTCTACCGCTCCGTTATACCTTTTTACACTTCTTTCTATATTATTAAGTCCCAACCCATGGTATTCCGTGTCAATTTTAGATGTTATAAACCGGTTTTCGTGTTTTAGCACATTTCCATTTGTCGTATTAGTAATTTTGCATACTAGATTATTGTTTGAATATGATAAAATAATGTTGATTTTTTTATCTCCTCTTTCTATCCTACTACAAGCTTCAATAGCATTATCTAAGGCATTACCAAATATTACACATGTATCTACATGGTCTATTCTTACTCCCGACGGAATTTCAATTATGCAATTCACTTCAATATTTTCACTTTTAGCTCTATTTATTTTCGCATTTAATAAAGAATCAATTACTGGATTACCTGTCGCTATCTCATTTTTAGTGTTTTCAACTATGGCAAATACTGTTTTTATATAATTAAGAGCCTTAGTAATATCATGCTTTTGTATAAATTCAGAGATGCAAATAAAGTGGTTTTTAATATCATGCCTTAAACTCCTCATTTCATTTTTAGAAATTATAAGGTTATCATAGTAATTTAATTGAAATTCAATTTGTTGCTTCAATAGTTTATTATGTGTTTGAATTTCGGCTTTTTCGAGTATAATCTCAAAGAGGTAAAAAACCATAATATTACTATATAACAGACCAATGGATGCAGCAAAAGAAATATATGACAGACTTGTATTGCCCTCTTTAACGTTAATCATAATTATAACATACATAGATATAACTGTTGTAGCTGATATTGATAGCATCGCTAACAAATAGAGTAGTGGCACTTTTGAATTTTTTCGTTGTTTAAACATACATACCGATTTTGTAATTATCAACAAAACCATTTTTGATATTATAATTCCTAATAGCCTAGGTGCTCCAGATTTGAGTAACACTTCGGCACTATTATTATCAAATAATAATATTCCAAACATCGTAATCATTTCAGACGCAATTAAGAAAGCAATTAACAAAATAGTAGCAAATATTTTTGTTTTAATATCTCCATTAAATAAAAACGACAGAATAAATATACCACTTATTCCAAATAATAATGTAATGGTTGGATATGGCATGAAAAAAGTAATTAAAGTTAATATAACAAAGAAAATACCAAAACCAAATATTTTGTAAGTCCCGTTACTACTATTACCACCTAAAAAGTCTTTCAAAAACATATAATAGACTATTGTTTCAAATAGGCACGTTACTATTTCTACTCCATGCCATAACATTTCATTGTTCATATATTATAACTCCTCATCAAAAAGTTCAAATGTTCATTTCTAACCATTTTTCTTCTACTCTCGCTTATTGGAAGCATTTTACCATTACATAATTTTAAATTCTCATACTCTATTTCTTTTATATAATTCATATTGACGATATATGATTTATGTATAAAAATAAAGTCATATTCTTTAAGGACTTCATAAATTGTTTCTAATTTCCCATAAAACTCATATTCTTTTTCCTTTGTATTAATTATTACTTTCCTTTTATTACTCTCAAAGTAAAAAATTTCATCGTAACTTACGCAGTTACGTACTCCACTTGTAGTAAAATAAAATGGTTTGCTATTTTTCAAGAACTTTTGATGAACTAAGCTTAAAATGTTCTTAAATTCTTCAAATGAGACTGGCTTGATTAGAAATCTAAAAGGGCTAACTTCAAAACTATCATATACATATTCTTTATGGCTAGTTATATACACTATTAAAGCTTTTTCATCTGACACACGTATTTTCTTTGCTGTTTCAATACCATTTAGTCCATCCATCTCCATATCTAAGAAAATAACATCATATGGATTGTTTTGATTAGAATATTCTCTAATGAGATCATCCCCAGACATAAAAGAATCATAACAATTATTTTCATATGTTGGTTTTAGTATATCTAAATAGTTTTCCATAACATTTATCTGACTAACTTCATCATCGCAAATAGCAATGCGCATATATAGTACCTCCTTCAATTTATAATTACTTGAAAGGTCTAAATCTACTATCGTATTATGGAATTTTTTACTTAAATAATAAAACCTCACTTCTGTAGTATTTATACAAAAATGAGGTTAACTTAAGCCAAAAATATACTGTGTTTGTACACCTTCAATGGATGCAAAATAACATTTTGTAGAAGATTAAAAAATACAGCTTATGAATTATCAAGAAGTTTTAATATATATTCATCGGCAAGTTTTTTACCTTTTTTATCAAGTAAAAAGTATTCACAAGAAGGATATTGTGATCCTCTAACTATATAGTCAATTGAAACCCCAAAATAATCACATATAATGATAAGTGTGTTAATATGCGGAAACCCCTTATTATTTTCATATTGTGATATAGAATACTTAGTTATAGAATTGCATCCAAGCTGAGAAAGAATTGCAGCAAACTCATCTTGGGTTAATCTCTTGCCTTGCCTTAGTTTTTTTAATCTTTCACCGAAGATGTGCATAGCATACCAACCACCTTTTGCAAATTAATTATAATACAATTAAAAAAATCTATTAGTTCTTTTATTATATCATTGGTTCCAAAAAATATCAATACAAAATATGACATTTTTTGCAATACATCCAAAACAAAGAATAATCATAGTAGTTTTTGTTATCCTCAAGTAGGGTAGCACTTACTTGTAGCACTCAACTACTCCATCACAGTTTGAAAAAAGCTATCTGATAAATTAAAAATCCTAAAATTCCGGACATATAGGGTTCAAAAGTTGGAAATTTCTATTGGCACAAAAAAATCGACTTTTTTGTTTTACTATGTCCGAAAACTCAACAAAACAAATTGCAGCTTGAAACGTGCATAAATACTGCATTTTAAACAAAAAAAGAACATGCCAAAATACATTTCTCGGACACGAGTGTTTGCATTTAAGCATGTTCTTCAGAAGCGGTAAAATTTACCCAAAAGTTAGGGCGTATTTTATTTTTTAGTAGGTAGTTGTGTTAAAATTCAACTAATAATTATGTTTATTGTCAATCAATCGAAAATAAATCGTCAAGAGTTATAAGTTTTAAGTTTGGATTTTCGTGTTCTAATTTCAGTGCAGTTTTGCTATATGGCACTTTTGAAAAGAAAATAAAGTGATGTTTTTTATATCCAGGCATTAGATATTTTTTTGACAACAGATTTTCTATTTCCCCTATATCAGGTGTTTCATTTCTCCATTTACATTCGCCTAAAAGGATTTCACTGTCAGTTTTGTTATCTGCAACAATATCAAAATCTGCATTTTTCTTTTCTTTTTTATCATTACCCCACCAAATACCAAAATTTGTTGCTAAAAATGGAAGTCTTTTTGCTTTATTTTGTCTTATAATATACTGCATGCAAATTTCCTCAAATGCTGGTTTGCCAATGAATGTCGAAAGATAGCTAAATACAAGACTATCGGCTATTTCAACACCTGTTCCTGTATCAATACCTGCTTTGTTTAAAAATACATATTTATACCAAAATCTAAAACAATTATCAGAAATTTTATAAATACTTTTTTTGCTACGCTCTGGATTGTCACCAAATGGATGTTCTTTGTGCAGTATTTGTAAGTCCATTAGTGTTTTAATATATTTAATAGTTTTTGATGTATCTTCTTCTATTTTTGTAGAAATATCATTTAGTCTACTTGCACCTGTTGCAATTGCTGAAATAATTGAATTATACATTGCAGGTTCTCTAAGCTCTTGCTGTAGTAGCATAGTTGGCTCATTATATAAATATCCGTCCGTTTCAAAAAATAGTTCTTTAATATTGTCTTCAAAAGATAAACTTTGGTCTATTTGACTCAAATAATGGGGTGTTCCGCCAACACATGCATAATATTTTACTTTATCCTCATTTGATATATTACCAAGCATTTTAGATGCATCTAAATAATCAAATCCCTCAATTTTAAGCTGTGCGGTTCTTCTTCCAAACAATGGACTTTTATAACCTAAAACTTCACTTTCCATAAAGCTAATTTGACTACCACATAAAATCAAATATAGCTTTGTCTCTAAAAGCTGATGGTCAATCACATTTTGCAAAATAGACTTTATACTTTTATTCGCACCTGCAATATATGGAAATTCATCAATCGCTAAAATAAACTTTTGTGTTTTTGCTTTTTTTGCTATAAAAGAAAATGCATCGTTCCAATTTTTAAATGCACCTGTTTCGGTTGGGATTTCAAAAAAGTTATATATTTTTTCAGAAAATATAACTAAATTTAAGTGATCGTTGGCTTCCTGCGCCGCAAAAAATATCGATGGCTTGTCTTTGATAAACTCACTTATTAATGTAGTTTTACCCACGCGTCTTCGTCCATACATAACTATCATTTGAAATTTATCTTTATGATATAGCTTCTCTAAAGAAGCAAGTTCTTTTGTTCTACTAACAAACATAACATTCCCTCTTTTACTGAATTATAATTATTATACTTAGGTTTCAGTAATATCATAGCATGTGATATTACATTTGTCAAGTGATTAGTTAATTTGGTTTTTATCCAACATACTTCTTGACCTCTGGTAGATTTCACCTGCAAATTTTAGTTTATATAATAATTATTGATGGAATCGAATGTAATGCCTATTTTCCCGATGAGATTTCTTTGTTACGGTGATTAAGTCAAGCAAAATTCTTCTTTCGTAGTCGCTACAATCTGAAAGGAGCACGGAAAATTCATGGTTGGAAACTTTTGTTGTGTTTTCAAGATTATCAATTAAAAGTTCATCTGCCGTGGTGTTCAGAGCATTGACAATAAGGATAAAGGTGTCCAAGCTCATGCTTTTGATTCCACCTTCTATATAACTGACATAGGTTGGGGAACGGTCAATTAGTTCAGAGAGTGTCTGTTGAGAGAGACCTTTTCTTTTTCTGATTGCTTTAATCTTTTGTCCAATTGAGATGTAATTTAGTGCCATAGTAGATACCTCCAAAAAAATTTATTGGTATCATTATTGACTATAAATACTTGAGGCTCTACCCAATGCATACAAATAACAATGTGTATGATGTTTGGCAACAGGTTAGAAACTTGTTTCTGATCTATTATTGATTTCGCCTTTTATAAACCACGAGTCAATTACTTGACCCGTGGTTTATTCCTTTTATCGTCAAATGACATTAAAATATTTTTGAGACTATTTTATTTCGGGGGGCAATTGATATGAATGAAGTAGAAATATTTAATAAGATGAATGAGATTGCGGAAACACCACAATTCTCTATTATTTTTGGCGAGGATTCCGAGCAATCAAGGAAGATTGCAGAACATAAAGAGTGGTTACAACGTATTCGTCACGAAAGACCGAGTACCAATGTGCCATATAAGGTTGGAATCTATATTCGCTATTTCAATCAAACAAAATATGAAGATTATCTTTCGTATCACAAAAAGCAGTTTAGCGATACAGTTGACCTTTGCCCGAACTGGACACTGGTAGACTTTTATGTAGATGAAGGTTCCTCAGCACCCAATATGGAATCATCACCCGAATGGAGCCGTTTGTTGAATGACTGCTTTGACGGCAATGTGGATTTGATTATTACCCAGAAAGTTTCCAATGTATCGAAAAGGATATATGAGATTACTCTCTGCGCTCGTTTGCTTGCAGCCCAAAGTCATCCCACTGGCATCTATTTTATCTCAGAAGATATTTTTACCCTTGCTTCCTATTACCGGGAGGATTTAAAAGATATATATTTCCTGCCTTCTCCTGATTGGCAGGTATTCCCTGATGATGAAAACAAAGTGGGGGGTATACTGCATGATTGACGAACAGAAACGATTTCAAAAGCAGCAGGATATCGAAAAGACCCGTAAGCGAATGCAGGCTACCATCGATCCTGATAATTATGAATATGTTCCTAAAAAGAAGCAGACGGATTACTACGACAACGACATCAATCAAAATGTGGCTATCTATGTTCGTGTTTCCACAGATGACGTGAAGCAGACAACTTCCTATGAGTTACAGAAGAAATATTATGAGGATTTCGTCTTGCATCATCCAAACTGGACGCTTGTCAAAATCTATGCCGATGAGGGCATCAGCGGCACTTCACTTAAATACAGGGATGAATTTAACCGCATGGTAGCCGACAGCAAGGCCGGAAAGATTGACATAATTATCTGCAAGAATGTATCCCGCTTTGCTCGTAATGTTACCGACTGTATTGGCATTGTCAGAGATTTGGCGGCTTTGAAACCTCCGGTCGGTGTTTTCTTTGAATCCGAAAGTATATTCTCCTTGAAAGAAGATTCTCAAATGGCACTGACTTTTCTTGCTACTATGGCTGAGGAAGAATCACATACAAGAAGCCGAAGCATGGAAACCTCTCTTCGCATGAGATTAGATAACGGTATTCCTTTGACTCCCAAGCTTTTGGGATACACTCATGATGCCAATGGCGAATTGGAAATTAATCCAGATGAGGCCCCCACAGTAAAGCTTGCATTTTATATGTATCTGTATGGGTATTCTACCGGGCAGATTGCGGATGCTTTCATCGCTCTCGGACGTCGTTCTTATCTTGGGAATATCAAATGGACGGCAGGCAGTATCGTTCAGATTTTAAGAAATGAGCGGCACTGTGGCGATGTGTATACTCAAAAAACATTTACACCAAACTACAGGGATCATCTCGCTAAGAAAAATCGTGGGGAGCGTCCGCAAAGCAGATATTTTAATCACCACAGAGCAATCGTAACGAGAGATGATTTCATTGCTGTTCAACGAATGCTTGATAATGCCAAATTTGGAAACAAGTCCATTTTTCCAGAGCTTCGGGTTATTGACAGCGGTATCTTGAAAGGCTTTGTTACTATAAATCCCCGGTGGGCAGGATTTAAAGAGGCCGAATACTTTGGGGCTGCAAAAAGCGTTTATCTAATACCTGAAACCGAACAAGAGTTTGTCCCTATAGAAGTGAAAGAGGAATATCAGCTTGAAGTGGGAATCGGAGATTTCGACTTACGTGGATTTGAAATCACCCGCTCTGAATTTTTTGATTGTGGCCGCCGTCCGACTGTGACTTTTGGAGACAAGAAAATCAAGTTCAGTATTGAGTGTATCCGAAAGTTTGGCGAAAAGAACTATATAGAGTTACTTGTAAATCCAATTGAAAGGAAATTTGCGATTCGCCCTACTGATAGGAATAACCGAAACGCTGTAATGCTATCTAAGGTTTCAAATGCGAACTATTACCCTCGTGATATATCATCAGCTGCGTTCAGCAATACTATCTTTTCATTGTTTGGTTGGAATAACACCGATTGTAAATACCGAATCATTGGTTCCCTATATGAGCAGGATAATGAATTGGCATACATTTTTGATGTTATCAATTCTGAAGCCCTATTCAAGCCTTATGCTTTAACCACACAGGAATTATCTAAAGAAGGTCAGGTTTCCATCCAGCCATTGACATCTTATGGCAAACGGATTAGGGGGATTCCAGAGGAATGGGCTTCCTCGTTTGGAAAGCAGTTTTATCTGCACGACCTATCGCTCGCTTCCCTTGAAAGTCAAAGTGAGGATGATTGGAAACTTCGCTTAGAGGGGCAGCTTTTTAAAACCGGCAAAAAGATAGCTGTGACAGAGTTTGATGAGCTGAAACAATATATCAAAAAAGAACTTAATGAAGTCACACCACAGGAGGCATATCATGAATGAAAACAAAGAACAGCAGATGCAATCAGATGATTCGCAGGGTATGAGGGATAATTCTCAGTCAATCGAACCCACAACATCGAGTGGTGCACCCGTTCTTTCTAAGAACGATGAGTTGTTGGAGATGGGTGCGTCTTTCGATTTTGATGGATTATGTTAATACTGCTTGTCTTTCAAAGTTCCCAGAAGCAGAACATGTGCAAGTGCTTGTCAATCGAAAAACTAAGATTCTCGCTCTGCGCCCTTGCAAGGAAAGTGAAAGAGATTCTTTCCTTTGGTGCAACAATTCTAAGGGTAAGCGAAAACCTAAACAAACAACTTGTAAATTGTTTTTTGCAAAAATCGTTACGCTCATGAGCTGGAATCCGGACTATCGGTATAAACTTACAGGAAAGCTCGTCCATGCAAACGGCGAATACCTTATTGCCTTCGATTTAACTGCTACCGAAATATATCAGCGGACATTTCCAGAAGGTGCTAAACCTAAGACATCAAAAACTCCTGTATTCCCTTTGGAATGGCAGGAACAATTTGGTTTGCCGTTTAATGAGCATCGGCAATCTATGCAAATCAACATATTTGACGGTTACGCCATTTATGCAATCAAAGACCATTCCAAGATAAATGGATGCGCATCTGCTGCAGAGCAACAGGCTTTAGTGTCAAGTATAAATAATGGAGGTATAGGCGAATGAATACACCATCTAACTTAAATACACAAATGTCAATCGATTTAAAAAAATATTGCATTCGTGTACATAAGGAATCGTTGCATTTAATCGGAGATCCGAAATATATTCAGTTTCTTGTAAATATAGGTAGCAGAATAGTGGCAATTCGGGCAGTCGAAAAGGAAAAGGTTGATCTACAAACACATATGGTTGATCAAACCCGCATGGAGTCGGATTTTTCCCTTGAAATATACAGTCGCCTTTTCGTTGAAAGGTTATGTAAAGAATTTGATTGTTTCAACGAGGGTAATTCCTTCCGTTTAAAAGGAACCGCTATTCAATCTGAACGAATAGTTGTCTTTTTCTTTGATTCGCTTCAAAAAGTCGACATTTAAGGGAGGCATTTATGGAAAATAAGGCTTTGCAAACCCTTAATATCGACAAGGACTTCAAAAATTTAATTAGTCCCCTGCAAAAGAAGGAGTATCTTAAGCTTGAATCCAATCTCTTGGCAGATGGCTGTCGCGATCCCATTATCACGTGGAATGGATTCATAATTATTAAGAAAATATGTGGAGGTGATTGCAAATGGCAGTTAAACCAACAGCACCAAGGGTAATGAACGGAAAGTATGGCATGCTCTATTGGAATGGAGACCCCATTTTTGAGGTAGATTCATTTGAAGCAAAGATAAAAATAGACCGTGAGGATATTTCTTTTGTCGGCACAATGGGCAAGGATAGCAAAATGACAGGCTTTTCGGGTGAGTATAGTTTTAAAATAAAGAAGATATTTTCTCGTGGGCAGATATTATTTGCCAATGCTATCAAGGAAGGCAGAGATGTACGAAGCCAGTTTATAGGTAAAATTGATGATCCTGATTCCTACGGCAGTGAGCGATTAATATTGGAGAATTGCTGGCTGAACGAGTTAACACTTATGAAATTTGAAAGTGGAAAAATAGGTGAAGAGGAGTTCGGTGGCGGATTTACAGACTATTATTTTGCTGATATTGTGGTTCCAAAATAAAAAAACAGGAGGAAATAATGAAATGAATAAAAATACAGCATTAACATTGAAAGATATTATCGCAAAGAAACAGGCTATTTTAGAGAGTAAGAAAACACCCAAGACTGCACAGCTTTATGTTAAGTCCCTTGATGGGGTAATAACCATCAAAGCACCAGATGCAGGGATTGCACAAGATGCAGTTGGCATGGACAACGGTGATATTTATGCCGTTTACCAATGCGTAATAGAGCCAAATCTGAAAGACAAAGAACTTCAAGCCGAGTTTGGTTGCGTTGAGCCTATGGACATTGTAAAGGTATTATTTGACGAGGGTGAAATTCCACAGATTGCTCAAGAAGCCTTAAAACTCGCAGGTTACATAGATGGCGTTGAAAAGGTAAAAGAAATAAAAAACTAATAACCGAAGATGGTGAAATGTATATGCTACATCACTATCTTCAGCGTGGATTCAAACCTGAACAGATTATTAACCTTCCATATATTGATAAGCTGTTTTATAGGGCAAGTATGGATTTGGCACTTGAAGAGGAAATTGAAAAAACACGTGTAGCAGGCTGGTCGTGAGCTAAGCTCACTGCTCGCCCATGCAACCAGGGAGGTGGTTAAAATTTCAAGAAAAAACATTGGTGCGACACTTAGTTTAAAGGATAATGGCTTTACAACTGGCATTAGAAACGCTATAACTGGTACAAATAACCTTAGAAACTCAACCACCAATGCTACAGGTTCGCTTAAAAAGATGGGTAGTCAGAGTGGTATTACAGGCAACTCAATTGCATCTCTAACAAAGAAAGCGGTAGGTTTGGTTGCTGCTTATGCAGGGTTTTCTGCAATTAAGGACTTTCTAATGAGCAGTGTTACAGCCGCCAATGAATCAGCAAATGCAAACGCAAGGCTTGATCAGCTTATGGGCAACGTAAAAGGTACTACTTTAGCACAGATTGATGCTGTAAAATCCTACGTAAGTGAACTGCAAAAGCTAACTGTTGTTGAAGATGATGTTGCAATTGCTGGAGCTTCACAGCTTGCTACATTTGCTTTAAATGGTAAAAACATTAAGAAACTATTACCTGCTATGAATGATTTAGCCGTTGGTACATACGGGGTAAATGTAACTCAAGAGCAGGTTATAGGCAGTGCAAATCTTATGGGTAAGGTTATGCAAGGACAGGTAGGAGCGTTATCTCGTGTTGGTGTAACTTTTGATAAGACACAAGAATCAATACTTAAAAATGGTACAGAAGCACAAAAGACCACAACACTTATACAAGTCCTCAAGCAGAACTATGGTGGGCTTGCGGAGAAAATGGCTCAAACACCAGAGGGCAGAATTATACAACTTAAAAATGCATGGGGTGATGTGCAGGAAACCATAGGCGGTGAGCTATATCCAGTAATTACAATGGTATTAGGCTTTATGGCTTCTAAAATACCAGTGGTAAGTTCTGCAATAGCAGGTGCGGTTACTACAATAAAACCACCACTTTTATGGATTAAAGATAATATTATACCACCACTTATTAATGCATTTATGAATGTGCGTGACTGGGGTGTTTCTGCATTTAATAATATAAAATCAGCTATTGAAGCCAACAGACCTAAGTTTGAGAGCATTAAAGCTGTTTTTATAGATATAGGGTTAAAGCTTAAATCTGCATTTGATAATGCACAGCCAAGTATTAATTGGGTAAAAGATGTGGGCTTGCCTGCACTTGTAGGGATACTTGCAGATGTTACACAAAAGATAACGGACATATATAACTATTTTAACGATAATTGGTCGCAAATTAAACCAATCGTTGAGGGAGTAACAAATGCAATAATAATATATAACGGTGCATTATTAATATCAACAGGTTGGACGAAGGCAGTAACAGCTGCAACTTGGGGATATACTGCTGCGGTTAATTTATGGAAAGCAGCACAAACAGGAGCATTAGGCATAGAATTAGCGTGGGTTATTTGGAGAGGTAAAGATATTATACAAACTGCTATTTTAATTGGTATGTATACATGGGATGCAATCGTTAAGGGAGCACATGCTGTTGTTACATGGGTACAGGTTGCTGCAACTGGTGCATTGACAGGAGCACAGTGGCTTTTAAATGCTGCATTTTTAGCAAGTCCTATAGGGTGGATTGTGTTAGGTGTTGGCGCACTTATTGCAGTATTTACACTTCTTTGGAAAAATAACGAAGGCTTTAGAAACTTCTTCATCGGTATGTGGGAGGGAATAAAGAGTGCAGTTGTATCGGCAGGGGGAATTATTAAGGGAGTTATAAACGGCATTTGTAGTGCAATCAACATATTAATAAAAGGTTATGTAGGTGGCATTAACGGATTAATAAATGGTGTAAATGGAGTATCAGGAGCACTTGGCATTCCTGCAATACCAAACTTACCTGTACCACAAATACCAATGCTTGCAAGTGGTGGTCTTATTCAAAGGGCAGGAAGTGTAATGGTCGGTGAACGTGGTGCTGAAATACTCAGCCTGCCAAGAGGTGCATCGGTTACACCGCTTGATAAGGCAGGAAACAAAACAGAAAATCATATTAACATAAATATCAATGGCTCTAATTTGACAGTTGATGCTATTGTAGGTGAGCTAGTTCCAAGATTAAAATTGGCACTTGCAAATATGTAGAGGGGGCAGATTTATGGAAATTTATCTTTCAATTAATAATAGAGAGCAGGTTATGAAATTTCCAGTCCTGCCCTCTGCTTTTACTGTAACAAAGCCACAGAAGAATGACACCTTTGAAACTATATCACAAGGTGAGCTTAAACTAATTGGACTTACAGGGCTTAAAAGTCTTAGCTTTTCAAGCTTCTTCCCTGTAAGGGATTATCCGTTTCTAAGGGATAGAAGCGATACAGGGTTTGGCTATGTGTACACCATAGACACTTGGATTGCAAGGCGTGTACCAATGAGGCTTATTATTACTGACACTCCAATAAATATGGCTGTGGTAATTGATAGCTTTGAATATACGGTCAAGGCAGACGGTGATTTAGGCTTCACTATAAATTTTGTAGAATTCAAGTTTGCGGAGGTGAGCTGATGCATGAATTATGGTGCTACCACGAAAGTCAGTGGCACAATATAACTGGTGTTGTTGGTAATTTATCGTGGAAATCAAGCATAAATGAACTTGCTGTTACAATGGATTTTGATGTCGCATATTCTGATGCAGGATATTTTACTACTATACCAATTGCTGAAGGTGATGTTATTTCTCTTAAAAATGGCGATGAAATATTTAAGGGCATTATACTAACTGAAAATATAAATGGCAGGTCGGCAAGAAAATATACTGCATGTGATTTTGCATTTTACCTTAATAAAAGCAAGGAAACATATCAATTTAATCGTATGAATGCTGGAAAGGCTATACGCAAAATATGTAGTGGCTTTGATGTGCCAGTTTCATACATTTGTCCACTAACGTCCACTATAACGAAAATATATACAGATAAACCGTTGTCGGATATTATAAAGGATATTCTGGGTGACGGTTATTATATGGAAATGCGACCAGAAGGGTTATACATTAACAAGCCTGAAAACATCACAATTAGTGGTGTTTTTTCTTTTGCTGAAAATCTTTCTCCTACACCAATTAATAAATTGATTTCAAATCCACAGGTAACCCGTAGCATTGAGGCTATGAAAAACAGTATTAAAATTATATCAGGCGATGAAAAAGGCTTTAAAGTCCTAAAAACTGTTAAAGATAATACACTCATAAATCGTTATGGCTTATTGCAGGACGTTATTAAATTAGAAAAAGGGCAAGATGCAGTAAAAGTAGCAAATAGTGAGCTTGAAAAGCTTGCAAGGGTCTCTGTTAAATCAAGCCTTGAACTTTTGGGTGACGATAACGTCCGAGCGGGCAGATACATTGAACTTGTGGAGCATATAACTGGTATAAATGGGGTGTTTTTAATTGAGAGTGCGAGTCATACTTTGGCTGGTGGTGTTCATAAAATGAAAATTGACTTGGGGTGAGGACACTTGACATTTGGTGAATAAATGGTATTATTATCTATATGAATTATTCATATAATAAAAAATTCGGAGGTTAAATCAATGCCTGAAGGTGACCCGTTACTGTGGCAAATTTCTTTTCAGATTATACTTATTATGGTAAATGCTGTTTTCGCATGTGCAGAAATAGCTGTTATATCTATGAAGGATTCTAAAATTCAGAATCTTTCTGCTACAGGAGATAAGCGTGCTGTAAGACTTGCGAAATTAACTGAACAACCCGCTCGTTTTCTATCAACAATTCAAGTAGGAATAACGTTTGCAGGGTTCTTGGGTAGTGCTTTTGCTGCCGACAACTTTTCTGATAAACTTGTAAATTTTATCACAAGTATAGGTGTGAAAATCGATCCTGCAACATTAGATAGTATTTCTGTTATAATAATAACATTAATTTTGTCTTATTTCACGCTTGTGTTTGGAGAGCTTGTGCCTAAAAGAATTGCTATGAGAAAGGCAGAACAACTAGCGCTTGCTATGTCCGGACTAATATATTATGTTTCAAAGGTTTTTGCCCCATTAGTAAGCTTTCTTACATTTTCAACAAATACTATTTTAAAGCTTATTGGTATAGACCCGCACGCAAACGAGGAAGAGGTTACCGAAGAAGAAATTAGGATGATGTTAGATACAGGAAGTGAAAATGGTACAATAAAACTTGAAGAAATAGAAATGATTAAAAATATTTTTGAATTTAATGATAAGGTTGCTGAAGATGTAATGACACACAGAATAGAGGTTTCTATACTTTGGATGGACGAAACTCTTGAGCAATGGGAGAAAACTCTCTTTGAAAGTAAGCACTCAAGGTATCCAGTGTGCAATGAGGACACTGATGATATTGTAGGAGTTCTTAATATCAAGGATTATTATAGGCTTAAAGATAAAAATCTTGATGTTCTTAAAGAAGAAGCTATTCGCCCTGCTTGCTTTGTTCCAGAAACAATAAAAACTGATGTATTATTTAGAAATATGCAAAAAAAACGCAACCATTTCGCTGTTGTTTTAGATGAGTATGGTGGTATGAGTGGTATTGTAACAATAAGCGACCTAATAGAGGAAATCGTGGGTGAGTTTGATGACGGCGATGTCGATGAAGAGCAAAT